TGCCCGGATTGACGGGCTATACAGCAGATTCTATGGCAGGAAACAGATTGACAAGAAGCAGGTTGATGGCTCGCCAATAGGTCAGATTGTCAAGAAACATTCAAGCGACATTGGCAAGTCAGGAAACATCCTGAAACGGTGGAACCTGATAGATGGTGACGCCATGATGGACGACATCGAGGCAGAGTGTTTAGCCAACACCGACATGGAGTTTACATTCAAGGAGAAGGCTGATTATCAAAAAGAAGTGCTTGGCTTTGTTTCGTTGATGACTGGCAAGCAGAGCGATAGGCCCATCCTATATGTGAAGGGTGTGTACCCTGTCAAGCGCAAAAAGGATGGCGTGATGTTCGGTCGCAACATCATAGCGCAGTCGATTGGCAGCGGGATTACCACAAGGTACACGATTTTCAATCGTGTGTTTGAGAAAGAGCCGTTAGAGCCGGGGGATGTGATTCGCTGCCTTGGCTACGAGAGGAACGGCAAGTATTTCGATATGACGCGATATTCTCGTTTGGCTTAACATCTAACGGGCAAGCGTTAACGGAACAGCCGTAAATCCCCTTGCTTTAGATATGGGGATATAAGGCTGCAAGAATTTCCGGAAGGAGGTCAACCGTGCTACTCAACAAGGCATACAAGTTTAGGCTATACCCAAACGAAGGACAGAGGGTAATGCTCTCTAAATAAGGAGACATATATGGAAAATATAAACCGTGGGATGCACGGGGATAGCCTGCCTATGCTTAGCCCGTTAGGGCTATCGAACAGGAAGCCCCTGCCTTTAGGCATGGGGTACATCACCACCTAAGAAGCGAGGACTAATAGAACATGGATTTTATTTAGGGGGAGGATGTAATGGAAGATGACTTAACTAATCTCATACAGAAGTATGCCGAAAAACCATACAGGTTTATAGAAGATTTTTTTGGAATAAAACTCCACTGGTATCAAAAACTTTGGCTGACTACTCACTACAAATTTTCTAAACACAGACGCTTATAAAAGCATCATTTGGTTAGCATTATTCATGTAATAAACGGTACTATAACATCCAAGAAACACATAAAAGGAGGTGCGGAAGATAGATAAAATTGGAGATAATGTTCTTTTATATTTTGGCGACTGTTTAGAAGAAATGGACAAGATACCGGACGGGTCAGTTGATATGATACTGTGTGATTTGCCATACGGTACGACCGCTTGTAAGTGGGATACCGTGATACCATTTGAACCGTTATGGACGCATTATTGTAGGGTTATCAAATTTAATGGGGCTATTGCATTATTTGGAAGCCAACCATTTTCAAGCCATCTAAGGCTTAGTAATATCGAGATGTATAAGTACGACATGATATGGGAAAAGACAAATGGTGCAGGCTTTTTGGACTGTAATGTCCGCCCCATTAAATATCACGAGGAGATTATGATATTTTCAAAGGCGGGGTGTTCTAACGGCGCAAGGATAAAGATGCAGTATTATCCCCAAGGGATTTTGTACGTTAATAAGCCTAATAAGAGGGGCGGCAGCAGGATTTTGAATGATGTTGCTGGGGGATGTACAAATACCAAGTATTCAAATTACCCAAAAAGTGTCGTTAGGTTTAGCAGGGATAAATCACTTCATCCAACACAAAAGCCTGTTGCTTTGCTTGAATATTTAATTCGCACCTATTCCAACGAGGGTGAAACGGTGCTTGATAACTGCATGGGTTCAGGGTCAACTGGTGTGGCTTGTGTCAACACCAAGAGACGGTTTATTGGAATCGAATTAGACGAGAATTACTACAACATTGCGAAAACAAGAATTGCTGACGCAATGTGAATAAAACTTACATTTCATTAGTGGTATGCCGTAAATAGAAGGGGGTAAATATTGAAAAAATTTGACCCAGTTAACGTATCGAGCAAGTTCGCTATATGCGGGCTTCCGATAAGAGTTGATACATATAAGACTTGTAGCTTTGGGTGCAAATACTGTTTTTCAAATAATAGGGTGATAATGGAGTTTGAAAAAAGCCTTCAAGTTGGAGACATAGGGACTGTAAAAAGGCGACTCGCAAAAATATTTGATGAAAACACAAGCACAGAATCAAACTTCCTGAACACCCTTATCAAAGATAGGATAACGTGGCATTGTGGCGGGATGAGCGATCCGTTCCAACCTTGCGAACGAAAGTTTGGAATTACTAAACAATTGGTGGATGTTACGAACGAATACAGCATTAGTATTTTGTTCTCGACAAAGGCCGATACTGTCTATGACGCCGACATTAGGCCAGATTTACACACATTCCAGCTAAGCGTCACAAATGTTGATGACAGGGTTGATATAGAGCCAAACGTACCGCCTATTAAAAAAAGGATTGAGTTCTACAGAAATCTAAAAAGCAGTGGATATAGGGTGGGAATTCGTGTCCAACCGTTTATCCCTACAATATCGACACTTGATATTCTCAAAACGTTTAAGGATGCAGACAACTTTACTATCGAGGGTATAAAATTAGTCCCCCAAAACGAAGACCAGAAGCGCCAGATGATAGAACTCCTTGGATTATCAAGAAGTGATTTCACCCAAAAAGGGCTACTGACCCTTCTGCCAGAGATAAGGCTCAAAGCATACGGCGTATTTATAGACTATATGGATAAAAACAACATACCGTATTCAATATCTGATAATGACTTGCGCAGGTTCTCCACTAACAATTGCTGTTGCGGGGATAGATTGATAACGAAAGCGTCCGGCTTCGACACTACTGCTATGATAATGAAATACGGGAACAGATATTCAAAAGAGCAGGTAGACGACGCTATCAGGAAAGTATCAGGATGTGTTTGCAACTCTCTCTTTACATCTAATAGGCAAGAAGGGTGTAAAACCGTCCAAGAGTTCTACGACAAGAGGTTTGATAGGGCAAGCAGCCCATTCTCCCCTAAATATCAATACTTTGGCAATAGATTGTTGCAGTTGTCGATGGACGACAGCCTGGGCATAGTGTAAACAAGGCGCAATTGTCAATTATACAATTCACAAGGAGGTCACATGAGCGATGTATATGATTTTAACGGCATCCAGAATGGGGGAGCAAATGATTAGGCAACTGATTGAATGGCTTTTAGGCCGAAGCAGCTACACGCACACGAACCCATACAGCCCTCACATCCGCAAGATGATGGAGCTGGAGCGGCAGGACAGGGAGCAGCCATGGCTGAAATACGGGCGCAGATTGACCTGACGGGTGAGGATGAGACGAAAAGCGTGGAGGTGGAAGGATGACACGGGAAGAAGCGATACAGAAAGCGGAAAGGGCGTTAAACGACCCGATAGCGAAAGGCGGCGGCGTTGCCTTGCTTGAACTTGACCATTTGCGTGTATTGTTGGAAGCCCTGCGCGGCCCGCAGCCCGCCCCCTACACAGGGCTGAAAGGGTGTTGGCATTGCAGAAACATCGAAGCACATCACATCGAGTATGTTATTGCCGTAAAAGCCAAAGGCGGTACGCCCATGAATATGCCAGTTGATTGTCCGTATCACTATTGCCCGGCGTGTGGGAGAAAGTTGGAGGTGGAAGGATGAGTGATAAGAGATACCCGACCCGGCTGCACGAGGTGCTGACAAAGCCGGGAGAGCCGCCGTTGAAGTCGGGTGAAATGTTTGCGCTAAACACAGACCCAGACGACATGGATTACTACCTGACGGATGACGGCGATATGTTCCTGCGGTACGGAACCGCAAACAAGACGGTCAGAATGGCTCATGCAGATGAAGTGCTTGACGCCATCAACCACGGCATCACCCGCCGCCCCCGGCTGACGGAGGAAGCACAAGAAAAGGAAGATCATATCATTCGTCTGGAAAGAATGAGGTCACAAAAGGACCAATGGGCAAATGGCAAGCATGCACACTGGCTTGAAACCCCTGCTGACCATGCAAAAGACAGGGATGCCTTAGATGCAGCCATTGAAGCCTTGACCGGGAAGTCCCGGCTGACGGAGGAGCAGGTGAAGCGGTTGAGAGCGCTGATAGCGCTTGAAGCCATGTACCTTGCAAAAAACAAAGACGGCAGCGTAGGAGCCTTTACAAATAAACCCACAAAGAATGCGCTGTACTGGAATACCAACGATTCGTATGTTTTTTACCTTAGCATTGTAGGAACTTGTTTAAGCGACCTTGTCTCCTGGTCCGACCCCGAGCCGCTCGACATCGTGCAGGTGCTGAGGGAGAACGGGTGTGAGGTGGAAGGATGAACTGTGAAGATGTGAACTTCGGTTCAGGGGATTGCGCCTACAACATTATGCTACCTTATTTAGTGGATGGAAAGCCAAAGACTGTAACGGTAGACAAATGTTTACTTTTTGAAGTTGTGTCACTGTGGGAAAGCGGAATCAAGACAACAGGGTGTTGTTGCGGACACGGTGAAACAATGCTGGCTGTTATTTCTGTCAAACCAGAACACAACGATAAAATGCGAGAACTCGGCTATAAAAAGCATGAACTGGTTGAAAACGCTTATATTCCCAAAACTGGAATTGAATACGGATATGTCGACAAAGGCTTTAATTGGTGGGATAAGCCGGTGTCGGAGCAGACCCTGCGGGAAGCGGGGGTGGAGGTGGAAGGATGACGCAACCGAATTATGTTGCGAACATCAGTTACGGGAAAGATAGCCTTGCCATGCTGGAAATCATAAAGCGAAACAACATGCCCTTGGATAGAATAATCCATTGCGAGGTGTGGGCGACACCTACGATTCAGGCCGACTTACCGCCGATGGTGGAGTTCAAGGACAAGGCAGACAAAATCATCCGGGAGCGGTACGGGATTGAGGTAGAACGGGTGAGGGCGGAGAAGTCGTATGAGGAACAGTTCTATCAGGTAAAACAACGCGGCACGCGCAAAGGCGAAATATACGGTTGGCCATTTATGATGCGCCCGTGGTGCAATAGCATGATAAAGGTTGCGCCGCTTAACAAGGCCACGCGAGGCTTCGTGACCTACATCGGCATAGCCTGTGACGAGCCTGGGCGCTTGCATCGCCTAACAGAAAAGTTACGCTCACCGCTGTTTGAAAACAACATCACCGAGCAATGGTGC